GTAGGGAGGTAGAAGCAAATATGTACCATATAGACGCATTGCCGATGTTCATTCGATACATCAACGAAGATTGGATACCTAACCGTGCTACGGAATATTTTAAGAAGCGAGACCCATTGGCTTTGGACTATCTGCCAAAACTATTGGGTGTTAAATAAAGGGTAGCCGTTAAGACTACCCTAAATTATTATGGAGCGTGGACCGATATTTTCTACTGATAACCAGAGTTTTAGACTTCCTTTTCATCATATAGTGGTCCATTAAGTTCTATTTGTCGGGTTCGGTTCTATGAAAGCAAGTCCGAGCTTCGCAAAAGTCCTATCTGTATTTCGTGCAAAAGTGCAGTTCCGACCAGTGTATTTCAGATGGTACACATTTGGACTATCTTCGGGAATTAGTATAATTACATCACCATTCCGCAATTCTTCAATAAACTTATGGTTCTTTGTTGTGAAGTCGGCTGCACTTACACCTTCCATTGTAAATGTGAGCGTTAAGCTGCGCTCATTCACTTTTGGAATAACATCAGTATATTGCACGCCGTCTGCCAATCTATCATTATTTGTGATATAATCCTTTAGAGGATAATACCCATTGATAGCATCAAGAAAACCATCACCCATACGCACGCCCCATTCGGTTAATGCGTCTTTCCCATTTATTAATAAATCTGCCATAACTACATATCTTTAATTTTCTTTTTTATATCAGCAACATCGCCACTCATAGACTTCATGGCTTTGCTCATCGCAGTTGTATCTTCGTGAATACCTTGTAATTCTAAGTAGGAGTTTGCCTGTATAGTTCTTAAATCATCCGCAATATTGTTTTGTTCTCCAACAAGAGAAATTAATCCCTTTACGGAAACATCAATCATACTTAATTTTACATTGACTAACTCTTTTAATTGGTCACGTGAGATATTCCCTGCTGTTGTAAGTGCAACGATATTATTTGCTTGCTCAAATGTGATTGAAGAAGCACCATTTGCCGTAGCATTTTGTTCTTCATCTCCTTTCTTCTTTATTAGCCCTGCTTGTTCCCATATCTTCCTTTGCTCGATACCTTGGTTAGCTATATCTTCATTCGCCTTACGGATATAAGCTATCTCTCCGTCATCTAACCCGTTTTCAGCAGCTTTCGCGATATATTTATATAGCTCATCTATCTTCGGCTTGAGATTTTCGTTCGTAAAACTCTCTATCAACGCATTGCTTATAAGGTCGTTGATGTTATCCGCAAAGTCTTTTGTTGTACTTTCCAAATTCTTTAATGCGGACTTATATGAGTCCATAAAACCGTCCCACGAGTATCCTGTCAGCTTCTCATTTAATGTTGACGATAACTCATCTTGTTTCCCTGCACGCTCAATATATTGATTGACTAAATCTTCAGGGCTTTTTAGTCCTTTATTGCTATCAAAAAACTCTCTCCACGCGTCCATTGCTTGCGCACGCAATTCTTTCATTTCTTCGGGAGAAAGTTTCCATACATCAGTTGCGTTATATACACGTGCTTTTGAACCTATCTTTTCAAGAATTTTATTAAACTCTCCCCACACATGCCAACTACTATCAGACGCATCATAATTGAAAGAATGATGTCTACCCCATTCACTTGCCCTTTTGTTTATGGCATTACGTTGATTTTTCTCCCAATCTCGCTCTTCCTTCAGGGCTTTTTTATAAGCATCTATTGATTGTTCGTTTGTGTTATCTTTCTTTTCAATACTCTTTGACAAATCATCAATGGATTGCGCAAGTCGTTCGTTTGATTTTGACAGGTGTTTAATCTCATCTTCCATGTCCTTTTCGTTACCGCTACCGGTGAACAATCTACCAATACCATTAAATATGCCGCCTATTATATTCAGTATCCCTTTTAAAATCTCTACAATGAGTTTAGGCAATTCTGCAAGAATTGTTTCAACAACTTTCCCAACTCTATCAAGAATACCTTTAATAAATCCAGCAGGGTCATCACCAAGCGCATCAATGATTTGCAAAATTGCGCCAATCAAGCCGCCAGCCTTACCACCAATGGCGCCAATAATTCCTCCTGTACCACCTTTCCCTCCAATGGACTTAATCAGATTGGCCAGCCCGTCGGCAAATCCTTTTAACGTTCCATTAGACATGGTTTGCAATGCAGAAGAGAAGTTATCTAAGCCCTGCACAGCCTTGCTTGTGCTATCTGTCAGATTGGTTTTCTTATCGTCCTTATCAGCAATAGCATCGTTCATTTCTGACGCGGTCTTTCTAACTTCTACTTGTGCTTTGTCAACTTTTGATTGTGCAATGCTTTTCGTTGTTTCATCCGTCGCCAATGATAATTCTTTTTCAGCAACTTTCAAATCCTCAACAGCCTTTGCATGTGCTTCTGTCTTTTCTTTCAGATGCCGCACACTTTCTTGATATGCACGTGTCTGCTTCTCAATATCGCCCCATTGTGAGAAATTAAAAGGAGATGTGGATTCACCTACCCCCTCACTACGCAACTTGTCGCGCAAATCGGTATAGGCTTTTTTGTCAGATGGGGACAACGATTTAAATTCAGCCGAACGCATGTATTGTTCAACTTCTTTTAACGTTTCTTTCGCAATATCCCTTAATACTTTGCCAATTCCTCCGAATGTTGCACCCCAGTCAATATTCATTGCAAGCGAGTTGGAATTAGTCTTCGCAAGTGCGCTTTCTTTTTCTTTCTGTAGTATCTTCTTGCGGTTCTCGTCTTTCTCCTTTGTTATTTTATCATCATACTCTTTCGCGATGGCGTATGCTTGTTCCTGTATTGTTCCATACTGCTTTAGATAGTCATACATTGATTGTAATTGCGACGCATAGAAATCCCTCTTCTCGTTCTCTTGCTTAGTGAGAATGTTTGATTTTATATCATCGAACTTCTTTGCTTCGTTTTCATCAAGTGATACATTCTTTCCTCCGTTCTTTTCTTTCTTTTTATTGAGATAATCTTGTTTCTGTTTTTCAAACTCGCGCAATTCTTTCTTGTGCGCAAGTTCCATTGCCTTAATGGTCTTTTCACTACCATTAACCAAACTATCCACGTATGATTGTTCTAAGCTATCTTCCAATGCAATTTTTGCATCATAATACTCTTTGTTTGCTTGCGCTTGTTTCTCTTGTAACTTCTTTGCTTCATTGAGTGCTTTTTTATCGTCTGCGGCTTTCTTTTTATCTGTGCTGTTCGATACATTATAAGCGTCCTCTCGTTTCTGCAATGCGACAATCTTACGTTTTAGTTCTGCCCCTTTCTTTCCTGCTGCTTCAGCTTCTGTAAGTTTATCAAGTTGCGATTGCAAATTCTTACGTTGTTCCTGCAACGTCTGTTTTGTTTCTGCTGTTTCTTTTTTCTTACTTCGTGCGCTATCAATACCACTTGCATAGGTTAATAACTCATCTATATCTTTTTGCTCTAATGTTAACCCTTTCAATTCTTTATACTCAAGCGCAACTTTCCTCCCCGTAGCTTTTGCTTTCTGCAATGTTGTTATTACCGATTTAAGTCGTTCGTTACTCATCTTGCCAACGACATCTTGAAAGTTACTTTTCCCCGTCCCGACTTTTACTCGTGAAGCTGCGTACTCTTCTTTTTTTGCGCTCTGCTCGTAGAACTCATAAATATCTTTAAACGGGACAAAAGCTCTAACGCTCCATTCAGGGCGACCATGTGCTTTAGCGTATGCTGATATAGCCTTATCTTCGACTTTCTTTTCGGCATCGGTAATTTCACTTCCATTCATGTGCTTAGTCCCAATATTCTTTAAAGTACCAACATCTTTACGATACGATGTAGCCTTATTTGTATGTATTTTGGCTTCTTTTTCGGCATCTAATTGAGCACTTTCTCTCTTTAGGGCTATAATATTTTTCAAATGCCCTTCTTCGTCGATGTACTTTTTTATGATAGAAGGGTATCGTGAAATAAGCAAATTCATCGCCTTTCTTCTTTCCGATGTTGACAATGTATCATCGTTTGCTGTCGCAATCGCTCGTTCTGTTTCCGCCCTATATTTTTCCATGACATCCTTAGCATATTTCATAGACTCATTAAGTGCGTTTTGAGCAGCTTCAGCCTCCGTTAGTCCATCACTCGTTGCTATAATAGCACCTACCAATGTGCCAAGTGCAACTGCCGCCAACACATAAGGGTTTGCAAGCATTGTCGCATTAAGAAGTGCTTGTGCCTTTTGGGTTATTAGAATTTGTGCCCTTGCAATAGTCATAGCAAGTGTGTGCCCATTCTCTGCTATCGTAGCCATTGCAAGACCAACACGATATGTTCCATAGGTTACGACAAGCCCTGCTATTATTCTTCCAACTTGCTCGTAATTCTCAACAAGTTTTGTTGCCATCTGTACAGCAGACATAACAACGCCTTCTCCCTTGCCACCAATCTCATTGAACATATTATCAAAACTCTCTTGCAGCATTGAGATTTGGCCGTTAAGCGTCTTTGCTCCCTCTTGCGACATCCCATAGAACTTACCACCAGCACTTGCGGCGGAAATAAAAGCGTCTTGTACCATCTTAGACGAGATAGCACCCTTTGACATTTCGTTTTTCAGTTCGCCGATTGACTTTCCTGTTTTCCGTGAAATTTCCTCAAGCGGGTTAAATCCAGCATTGACCATCTGCATAAGGTCTTGCCCCATCAATTTCCCTGCCGATGACATTTGAGAAAAGGCGAGGGCAAGGCCATTAAATTTGCCTGTATCTCCCATGGAAATATCACCAATAGCTTTCAGATAGTCGATAGATTTTTCTGCTTCTATGCCGAAAGAAGTCATCATCTGTACTGCCCCGACCATATCTTTTGTGTTCAGTGGCGAAGCAAGGGCGTATTCCTTTATCTGTCCCATGATGTTATTAAGCCGTTCTTGACTACCGCCTAATAGTACTCTTAGCGATGTTTCCATGCTCTCAAAGTCAGCGCGAACAGAGATAATCTTGCTACCAAGTTCCTTTAGCCCCAATCCGCCGGTTACCATTGTGCCGATTTGCTTCATCTTATCAAAAAGCATATCCATGGTTTGAGCCGTTCCGCCACCATCTTCTCTTAGTAATGCGTATTCGTCACGGAGTTTCTTTACTGATAGCCTTGCCGTTGCCTGCTCTTGCGTGAGAGCAAATAATGATGCCCGCTGTTCATCAAGCACCGACTTAGCACCTCTTACCTGCGAAAGGAGTCCATCTGCATTGTCACTGTTACTTCTCTTCGCATCTCGATAAGCCTCTGACAGCCTACGCACGTCCTCTTGCGCTGCGCGGACAGCAGCCTTTTGTGCAATAATCTTCTCTGTGAAGCTGTTAACACTTTGGGATGCTGCAAATATTTTTTGCTTAAAATCACTCTCAACAGCAGCGGATGCTTGTGCAATACGCCCAGTTACATTACTCAACTCCTTAGATGTCTGTTGTAACTTTGCATTTAGAGCATTAAAAGCCGTAGGGTTCTGTATTGCGTCAGTTCCCTTAATATCTTGCTTTAGCTTAGCAATCTCACTTCTTAGCCGTTGCAATTCCTCAAAATCAGCTTGTACACGAAACTTTAATTGTGCCATATTTATTTTCTTTTTCTTCTTTGTGCCAATTCCTTGCCACTAATCGTTTTAACTACATCACCAAAAACCTCATGTTGTTTATCTCTTTGCATAATGATAAGGTTTCGATAAGGAATTTGATTAACTACTTCGTCATACGTTAGATGCAAGCTATCCATGAATGACGCTATTTGTCCTAATAATGTCCTATTCCCAACTACTTCGGACTTGCTGCCAGCAGGCTTGCGTTCTTCGTCAAACTGGCAGCTTTCAAGAAAGGGCTTATTCCAATCAAATCAAAAGCCGATGTAATTGCGTCTACAACATCATCCAATGTGCCTTCCATTAATTCCTCACTGATGGATAAATCTCCTTTTATAAGCCACGACAACGCTTTTGCATACGTACAACAATCTTTAGCGGCAAGTAACATATCCTTAAATGTTCCATCTTCGCCAAAATCAATGTCACTGATACACGAAATAGCCCCTGCGAGTTTCTTTATTGTTGGAGGCTGGATAGGATATGCCTTGTTATTTACGTAGACAATAGAATAATCACCGCCTATGATGGCCTCTGATATTAATTTGCTTGCTTTACTCATAAATGAAACTAAAAAGGGGTGGAGGTGGTTGTTAGCCACGTTCCACCCCGAATTATCACACAACTTATTACTTTAAACCAAAGCCTTTACTTCTGCCTCGTCAAAGTTATACTCACTCGAAACTCCATCAATAGTAGGAGTTTGAACAAGCCCCTTTACAGCAAGTGCAATAGCCTTGTCAGTGTTTGCCTCACGCGTCACAATCTGGCAATTCGGGAAGATAAACCAAACATCGTCTTCTGTAAGGCAGAACAAGGCCTTTTTGATAACAACCTTGTCATTTGAGCGTTTCCACCCAACGGGGTTATCTTTATCTGCGCCTGTACCACCTTTCTTGACGATTTCTCCACCCATAAGAGCGGCCTTAGTCTCATAGTCGTATTGACCGATTGAGAATTGCGGTGTCAACTCGCCAGGGGTTGTATCATATCGATATGCTTGCCCCGTAAGTTGGTTCTTGTAAGGAGTGACAGAAGCCTCGCTTTCCTCAATATTCCACGTTTCGCCGTGAACATTCTTTACCTCATTCTTTGCGGTAATTGCCGCTTTAATAAGCGTTTTTGCAAAGTCTGCCGTAATATCTTTGTTCACAACAGAAGTATCAGCATACATGATGCGCTTAATACCAACAGCTGAAATTTGTCCCATAATCTTATTTTACATTTAATACGTTAAACAATAGTCTACAATTAACAAAATGGCACTTCAAAGCAGTGTCCGCTTCAATATGAATAGTATCTACTTCATAGCGGTATCTCGTATCGTCAAACTCGCCCGTTACGCTTTTGAAGAGTTTCTTTGCCTTTCGCTCCAATTCCTTTAATCGGAGTGT